TACCATCTGAAATTGAGTATTTGAAGGAAAAGTATAAATGATTGGATTTAATCATCTAGGTCGTCATGGTCGTCTGGGTAACCAGATGTTTCAATATGCAGGACTTCGTGGAATTGCTGCCCATCGAGGGTTCGATTTTGCTATTCCACCAAGCGATTTTAAAGATCAGTGGACAGACCATCAGTTATTTGAAGCATTTAAATTGACTGGTCTTACAAATATTGCTGTTGTTCCTGGACCTTATGTCCAGGAAAAGCACTTTAAATTTGATGAAAGATTATTTAACGACATGCCTGATGGGCATAATGTCTATGGATATCTTCAAACGACAAAATATTTTTCTCATATTGAAAAAGAAATTCGTGAAGACTTTCAATTTAAAAATGATATTCATGGACCATGTAAGGATTTGATTGATAGTGTAGAAGCACCAATTGCACTACATGTTCGTCGTGGTGACTATCTTGTAAACTCCAATAATCATCCACCATGCCCTAAAGAATATTACGATGAAGCATTATCCAGATTTGATAGTACTCGTAATATTGTTATTTTTTCTGATGATCCTGAATGGTGTAGGACTGTATTTACTGATGATAGATTTTTCATCTCTGAAGGTGGGGATAATCTAGCGGATCTTTGTATGATGTCATTATGTAATGATTTCATTATTGCCAACTCATCATTTTCTTGGTGGGGTTCTTGGTTATGTGATAACAAAAAGAAACGTATTATCGCACCTAAAAATTGGTTTGGTTCTGGATATACTGCGGCACATGATACTTCTGATTTATATTGCGACAACTGGGAGGTAATTTAATGGAAGAACTAGAAGTTTTAGAACAAGAATATATTCCACTAAAGGAAGCAACATTTATCATTCCATTGCGGATTGAAACTGAAGATAGAATGCGTAATATTATTACGACACTAGTATATCTTCTCCGCAATTTTGACACTAATATTATTGTAAAAGAATTTGATAGCGTATCTACCTTTGAAAGATCTGTTCTTCCTCAAATTGAACAAGTATTGACTGAAGATCAACTTAAAAATCTTGTTCATATTTTTGAGGAAACTAATGAATATATTTTTCATAGAACAAGATTGCTAAATGATATGATATTGATGGCTAAAACGCCAATCGTTGTCAATTATGATAGTGATATTATTCTGCCAAAGCATGTTTATCGGCAGGCAATAGATTTAATCTTAAATGGTTATTCTAATCCAGAATTTCCTGATGCAAAACCAGAACCTATCAGGGTAGTTTATCCATATGGATATGGTGAATACCAACGCCAGGTTTTTTTTGATGATGAACAAGCAAGTAATTTTATCAATTCTAACTTTAATTTCTTAGCATTTACAAACACCAGATCTTGGGACGCTAAGTTTGGTTTCTGTCAGTTCTTTGATAGAGAAGAATACATTCGCTTGGGCATGGAAAATGAAAATTTTGTATCATATGGATATGAAGATGATGAACGATATCTTCGCTTTAATCAACTATCCCATGTTGCAAGGATTGATGATGCTGTTTATCATTTAGAGCATAAAAGAACTTCTAATTCCTGGTTTAATAATCCTCATATTGAAGAGAATAGAAAACTATTTGAATATCTGTCAAGAATGTCTCCAGATAAAATTCTAGAGCATTATACAAATCAAACTTATATGGCAAACCGAGGCGTTATTCACGGAAAGAAGATTGGTGGATAAGAATAAAGCATCATACAAATTAAAAGATTTTCCCAAGTGTCTGTGGATTAATCTTGATAGGTATTCCGAACGTCGGAAATACATGGAAGAACAGTTTGCTTATTGGGAGATTGAGGATCATCATCGTATAGTTGCGATTGATGGTAAAGAAGATGATCCTACTTCATACCTTAAAGGAACTATTCCACATAATATGAACCAAGGTGAGATTGCGTGCGTACTTTCTCACTTAAATGCAATTAAATATTTTTTGTATGAAACAGATCTTCCTGAAATTATGATTATGGAAGATGACGTAGATTTTTCTACGGCAAAGTATTGGAGTTTTACCTGGAAGGAAGTTAGAAAGAGAATACCTATCAACTTTGATACCTGCCAGTTCACCATTATTAACCCTAATGGTATTACATTAAAATTACACCACAGATTTATTAACGATTTTTCTGCTGCGTGTTATTTAATCACTAGGCATCATGCAGAAAAGATCTTTAAACTTCATAACAGAGGATCTTGCTGGAAGATTGATCAGAACATTAAGCCAAGAGCTGTATCTGAAGATCTAATTCTTGATAGTGGCAAGGGATATTCTACTCCATTATTCAATTATCGATTAGATCTTGGATCTGCAATTCACGAAGAGCATATTGATATTTTTCATAAAGATAGTAGAAATGCTCTTGCAGAATTTTGGCAACATCAAGGTCCAGATCAAAAGATAGATGAGATCATGGAACTTGATGAATATTGTGGTAGAATACCACCACAAGTTTATTTAAATCAGCAACAATGAAATTAGTAGATCATATTGGCATTTTTGAAAATGCTGTTCCTAATGATATGTGTGATGCTATCATCACAACATTTGATAATTGGATGGTTAAAAAGTTTACACCTCAAGTTGAGGAATGGACTGCCTCTGGAGAAGATCAATTTCAGGATGGTGATTTGAGTAGAAAGGATGAACAATTATATCTTGAGTATGTTGACTTGAGAATGGCAATGCAACTTAATACTTTTATTGGACAATGTTTTGAGAAATATGCAAAACATTATCAAGGCATTGTCCAAGATAGTGATCCAGTTTCATCCTGGACAACTAAGGTACAAAAAACTGTTTCTGGTGGCGGATACCATAAATGGCACTGTGAAAATGGTGTCTTTATGTATAGAGATCGTGTCTTAACTTGGATGGTATATCTTAATGATGTTCCTCCAGAAAATGGAGGTGCTACTGAGTTTCTTTATCAAAGACTAGCACTCAATCCAAGAAAAGGTACAGTAGTTCTTTGGCCAGCTGCATATACTCATATGCATCGAGGTGGATTTTTGACTGGACCTATTGATAAATATATTGCAACAGGATGGTTTCTTAGAGAACCTGGAAATATTAGCAATAAGGTATTATCAGAACTGTGATTATATACACATGTATTACCGATGGATATGATAGAATTTCTGAAGAAAACTATTACGATCCTGATGTCAGGTATGTATGTTTCTATGATGGAAACCTTGAAAAAATTGGTCCTTGGGAATTCATAGAATTAGATTTAAATATATCTTGCCCAGTTAGAAGATCATATCATCCAAAACATCTACCTCATCACTATTTTAATGATGGGGATTTAACTGTATGGGTTGATGGATGTTATACTATTACAAAAGAGTTTGTAGAATTTTCTAAAAAGATATTTCTTGAGCATGATTTTACACTTCAAAAACATCCAGACAAAAGATCTTTACTTGCCGAATTTTCTAAACTTTACTTTCAAGGATTTTCTACATCAAATGAAATACTTGAAATGGCAAAATCTATTAAAGATACTGAATATACTTTAGTAAATTATGAACAGACAATTAATTGTGCAATTTGGAGAAAAATTTGCCCCGTAGTAAATGATTGGAATGAACTTTGGCGCGAATGGTATGATCTTGGTGTAAATAGAGATCAAATTTCTAGTTCTATCGCTGAGTTTTTAGTTGCAAAAAAATATAAATCTCCATTGAATTATATTATTAATAAAGTAGATCCCCAAATAAGTTTTAAAATTAGTAGTACTAGACAAAAAGAATATAAAGATGCTTATCAAATAAATCCAGTTCCTTTAATGAAACAAAGGATAGAATTATTAGATAAACTTAGAGAAATATTTAATGAGCCCGTTGATACATTTACTGTCAATAGAATGTATGCTTGTGTAAGGTACACGCCTTTCGAACTTAATGATTATATTGATAAAAAAGATATGGTCATTTATACCTGCATTACAAATGGGTATGATGAATTTGTACCAATTAATTATTATGATCCAGAAGTAAGATATGTTTGTTTTCATGACGGAACTATCAATACTACTGTTGGACCTTGGGAATATATTGATATTAGAGACTATCATCAAGAGGAATGTCCTCGTAGACTTTCATTTTTTCCAAAAGCAAATCCACATATCTGGTTTCCAAATGGAACAAATACCATTTGGATTGATGGGTGTTATCAACATACTAAAGAATTCATTAATAGAAGTAGAGGGTGCTTTCCTTTTACAATGTTAAGACATGCATCTAGATTTTCATATTTTGATGAAATGTTGGAAGGATTTACTTGTGCATTTTTTTCATATGAAGATGCAATTCATCTTACTAAAGAATTGAAAAGAGTGGGGTATAACTTTAGAACATATGGTAGTCCACTTGGAACTATTGTATGGAGAACAATGAGCGATGAGATGACAGAATTTAATAAACTTTGGTATGAATGGTCTCTTATTGGTTGTAATAGAGATCAAATTGCATTTGATGCAGCATTGAGATTTTCTACTGTAAATTTACCATCAGTATATGAAAATAGAGAACATTCTGGAGTTCCTTTGGGATATTTTAATAAGCGAGGTAGACGAGGAATGCATCCGCAGAGGGGGGATATGAAACAACATTTAAGAAAAGAAGAATTTTTAAACGACTTGGAAAAGTTAACTGGATTAAACCCTAAATTATATACAGGGTATCCAAACCACGAATTTTATATGAAAGTTTACGGAGTTATCTGATGATTATCTACACAAGCATTACTAATAATTATTGTGAGTTGCCTGAGATTGAAGATCTTGGACATGAATATATTTGTTTTCATGATGGCACAGTTAAACCAAAGTCGCCATGGCAATTGAGAAATATTAAATATGAGCATGAGGATCCTGTTGTTCTTTCTAGGCATCCTAAAATTCTATTTCACGAATACTTTGATGAACCTTGTGTTTATGTAGATGCTTCTAGGTTACATCAAATAAACAATAAAGAATTTTTTGATATTTCTGAAAAGATTTTAAATTCAAGAGATTTAATCTTAATGAGACATCCAGAAAATCATAATTATTTTGAAGAATGTCTTGAGTATTATTTAAGATCATGGACCACAGAAACTAATTTAGTAAATATAACAAAACATCTTAATGATCGTAACTATAATTTTTCTGAACACGAAACTTTTTTAGGGACAATACTGTGGAGAACTCCTACCGATGATGTAGTAGAGTGGTGTGAACTTTGGTGGGAACTATATCAAAAATCAAATCCAAGGGATCAATTGCCTGGATCAGCAGCTCTTAAACTATCTGGCATTGAGTATCAACTAGAGTATACGTATCCAATAATTTCTCAATTTGTTTTATATAAAGATTTCTGGAAAGATATTAATGGTAACTCTGGAAATTATTCTGTTAAAAAAAGATCAAAATCTTCCTGGCAAGATGTAGTAACAAAGATTGTTGATATTGTAAAAGTTGATTATAAAGATTGTATCGATCCATTCAACTTAAGGTATTTAAAATCTATAGGATTTAGAGAACATCTCCAAGAAATTGAAAATACTTTCAATATAAAAGATCATAAGAATGTACTAGAAAATTCTGAAGAAAATCTACATCGCTTGGGGATGTTAGATCAGCGTGGCGGTTATGATTTTACGGTGTATACTTGCATAACAAATAATTATGATAATATTCCTAATGAAAATTATTATGATCCTAAAGTTAGATATGTTTGTTTTCATGATGGGACAATAGATACTAGTAAAGGACCTTGGGAATATATTGATGTTAGAGATTATTCTGACTTAACTTGTCCAAGAAGATTATCTGCATTTCCTAAAATTAACCCACATCGAATTTTTGAAAGTGGAACTCATTGCGTTTGGATTGATGCCTGTTATATTCAAACCGAAGAATTTATTGAAACTTCAAGAAAAATGTTCCCAACTACAGTCACTACTATGGAACATTGTTATGACTTTAGTTATTATGATGAAATGCTTGAAGGATTTCTATGCTCATTCTTTTCTTATGATGAAGGTATAGAACTAACAAAAAAACTTTACGAAGCTGGATATAATTTTAAAGAATATTGTAGCCCTTGTTGTACTATTATTTGGAGAACCGTGTGGGATGAAGATGATGCTCCAGAGTTTAATAAATTTTGTGATCTTTGGTGGGAATGGTCTCTAGTGGGATCAAATCGAGATCAAGTATCATTTGACGCTGCTCGACAGTTTTCTGGAATACAAATTAATAAAGTGTATAATAAACCACCATCAACTATTGTTGCTGGTATCAATTTAAAATTTGATTTAAAAAATAAAAATAGAAAAGGAAAGCATCCTAGAGGAGGTAATTTGGACCAATGGCGTCGCAGGGAAGAGTTTGTTCAAGAAATGAATTCTTATGCTGCTATGTCACCAAGAATTTATGCTAAACATGAACACATAACAATGATGGATTGGAATGGAATATTTGATGCCCCAGGAAAGAGATCTGAATATACTTTAAAATCTAGAACAATTAAGAACTTTATGAGACAGTGTAAATTATGGGATGAAAATAATCCTATCAGGGATAAGCAAATATCTTTTAATGATTATATCTGGCACCGTGACGTGATTGAAGCCGCAGAAATGCAAGAAAGAATTGATGAGGTAAAAAAAAAATATCGCAAAACAATTTCTAGATATGACTATATGCTAGTAGTAAGAAAAGATTTTTTGAAAACTCTTAAATCTTCTCAATATTGATGATGAGTATTTATACGCATTGACTGTCAGGGAATTCTGATGTATGATAAATAAATGTTAAGAGATGGAAACATTTCTTAACATTCCTAATCTACAATACTCGGAGTTTTATATGACTGCAACCATCGCTCAACAGCGTGGAAGCAATACTTGGGAACAATTCTGCGAGTGGGTAACATCAACCAACAATCGTCTTTATGTTGGTTGGTTTGGAACGCTAATGATTCCTACCCTTCTTGCTGCGACTATCTGTTTCATTGTTGCTTTCATCGCTGCTCCTCCTGTCGATATCGACGGCATTCGTGAACCTGTTGCTGGTTCACTAATGTATGGCAACAACATCATTTCTGGTGCTGTTGTTCCTTCAAGCAACGCAATCGGACTTCACTTCTATCCTATTTGGGAAGCAGCTTCGCTTGACGAATGGCTTTATAATGGTGGTCCTTTTCAGCTGATTGTTTTTCACTTTCTTATTGGCATCTATTGCTATATGGGTCGTGAGTGGGAACTTTCTTACCGTCTAGGTATGCGTCCTTGGATTTGTGTTGCATATAGTGCTCCTGTCGCTGCTGCATCTGCAGTATTCTTGGTCTATCCTTTTGGTCAAGGATCTTTCTCTGATGCAATGCCATTGGGTATCAGCGGAACCTTCAACTACATGCTTGTGTTCCAGGCAGAGCATAACATTCTTATGCATCCTTTCCACATGCTTGGTGTTGCTGGTGTCTTCGGTGGTTCTCTGTTCAGTGCTATGCACGGTTCTCTGGTTACTTCCTCACTGGTTCGTGAAACTACAGAAAATGAATCACAAAACTATGGATACAAGTTCGGTCAAGAAGAAGAAACCTACAACATTGTTGCGGCACACGGGTACTTTGGTCGTCTCATCTTCCAATATGCTTCGTTTAACAATTCTCGTAGTCTGCAT